AATCTGGAGCGGGATGCCAGACAGGCTGATTACTCTATCCGCTGCTTTAAATCCTCCCAGCCAACTTACCGATCTCTACTATGATTAACCTCATGGACGAACTCAATGGAAAGGGAGACTACATCCCATGTCCCTCTTGCGCCGAACTGGCCTCAATCAAAGAGGTCATTGAGGGCTACGCCACCTTCGACAACGAGTCCCCTTCAATTACCATCGATCTTCTTGTCTCCGAAGTAAAGATGTGGAGATCAAAAGAAATTTACGAACGGAAGTTAAAATCCACCCTGATTGCCTCAACGATCAAGAAAATGCAGGCAGAAGGACTTCAAATTGATGGAAACCCCAATAATTAGTGGTAAATGGCAAGCTAGGTTTGTCCACCTAGCCAAAGAAATTGCAAGCTGGAGCAAGGACGTTACCACCCAAGTTGGCTCTGTTATTGTCCGTCCAGACCGCACCATCTGTAGTGTGGGGTTCAATGGGTTCCCCAGAGGGGTGGAGGACTCGCGAGAAGCTATCGCAAATCGCGATACCAAGCTGCTTCGTACCATCCACGCCGAACTCAACGCCATCCTTTCGGCCAAGGAGTCGCTAGTCGGCTATTCCCTTTTTGTTTGGCCATTTCAGCCCTGTTCTGCCTGTGCTTCCGCCATCATCCAGTCTGGCATCAAGGATGTGTATTGCCCATTCAACGACCACCTAGCCCACGAACGTTGGAGCGAGTCCTTCAAGGCCGCGTTGCAAATGTTTGATGAGGCGGGAGTTAGAGTAATTTATTCTTGACAATGAACATTCCTGCCTATTATGTGTCTGATAGTAATATGAGCAATGGACTTACCAGAGTCTTTGAGTGGGTTAGTGGCTGGCGCGAATGGTCAGACTTTGAACGCGACCACGAAGGCTATATCACCACCGAACGTTGTGGGAGGGGGACAGCTATGTTTCTGTGGAGGGTTGACAAAGACCCCGTCCACCTCGACCATATGTACCTTGATGGGAAAACGCTGGTGAGATTTACCGACAACGCCCACTAACTAATTTTATGAGCGAACAAACGAACGAAACAACCACCCAAATGGTCAACAATGAACTGACCGAGCGGGTTAACAACGCATATCTTGCCAACAACTATACCCTCCTCAATGGCGGCACCGACAATGTGGTGATGATCAAGGGAGACAAGGATGATAAGTCCATTGATGTCCTCCTTACCTTGGAAGGCATGGAAGAAGTGAGCAAAACCCTGCGTGAGGAAGTGGACAACAAAAAGCCCGAAGCAAGCAATGAGTAGCGAAACCTATCCCATCTACCAAGCACAAGTGGGAGCCTTGGGTCAGGTAGCGTTTTTCAAGGACCCCGAATCCCGCACCTACTGCTTTACTTACTTTAACGGAGCCGATTGTACCCCGCTTTTTCTCTCCGAAGACGCGGCCTACTTTACATGGCTCTTTATTGGGTGCGAACATCCTGAAGCCACTATCTCGACTTTTACTCCTCCCAAGAAGGCTGGGGGAAGTAAACCTAAAAAGCAGCCTTCAAAACCAACTAAAAAGAAAGCGAAAAGTAAATGAGCAAAGAGAAAAAAGACAACAGCGGAGCGGCGTTTATGCGTAACTCCGACAATCCCAAAGCACCTTGGTGCAGCGGCCCCGTAACTGTTGACGGAAAAGACTACGAAGTGGCCATCTGGAAACAGAAGAGCCAAAAGGGCGACCAATACTTGAGCCTCAAGTTTGGCCCTCCCTACGTTCCGAAGAACAAAAAAACCGACACTAACGACGATCCTGACTGGTAAGTCGCAATGGGCTTCATTGGCATAGCCATCTGCACGGTTTGCTACGTTGCAACCTCAGTTGATTTCTACATCAAGGGGAATCTCCCCATGGCTATTGCCTTTGGAGGCTACGCGCTCGCGAATGTGGGCTTTCTAATGATCGCAAGACAATGAAATCCGCAATACTTACACTGGCCATGTTTGCCAGCTTCACATTTTGGCTTTTGGCCTTCTATGGCGCATGGAGAGTTATCAATGGTTGACTACGCCATTAGCTACGTCTTTTACATCGCCATCCTTATTGTTGTACTAAAGCTGTTCAAGGACATCATCAACCCGAAATGAAAAACAAACTTGAGAACTGGATCGCCAATCGCGGAGCCAATGAAGTCAGGGTGATGAATCTATTGCAAGAATACGGGGTTATCAGCGACAACACCGTCTGGGCCAAGGACTGTGGTAACGATCTAAGGGCCATCCGCTGGCTGGCGGTCAACGCCGAACAACTGCTTAAATGACTATTGTCGAAACATTTCTAAACCTAGTGGGCTACGGGGTCTTGGCCAATATGGCTTTTGCCCTAACCTTCTGTTGCCTTCGGTTACGAAAAATTAACAAAACTCTCAATCGATCTTTGGAATAAACTTTGCTAGTCTCCCCCCCCGATCTTTGAAAGGAGGTGAGATTACAATGGAGTATACCAACCACCTTGGTATTGTCTATGGACCGTATGGATCAATTGGCTTTGCACAACGGCAGGATTTGCGGAAGCTGTCTTTCAGCTTTCGCGGATTGTTCCGCTGGGTCAAAAATCTTGCGGTTCTTTAAGAAGCTAGGGCGGGGGAGCAATCCCCCGTCCTTTTTTTTGAACGTTCCACGATAAGCGGGGTCTAAATGGGTATGTGGGACGAATATGTAGAGCAGGGTAAGAGCGTAGAGGCCAAGTTTGCCTCCATCCTTAGTGGGGCTGTCTTTGCCACCAGAGAACAAGACATGCATGAGCATTGGGATGTGATGGACGTTATGGCCCTCAAATACGATGTTAAGGGCATGAAGAAGTATCGGCGTAGTGACGATAAGCCTACTGATCGACTCCATTGGATAGAACTCCGCAACGTCAATGGAAAGAACGGATGGCTCTACGGAGAAGCTGATGTCATCGCCTTTGAGACCCGTCAGTGGTGGCTACTGGTAGATCGCGAGGATCTTGTCCAGTTTGTCGAAGGCATACTTATCGGAAGTGATCCATGCGAGAAGCCCGAACCCTACAGACTCTACCAACGTGAAGGCCGACAAGATCTCCTTACCATCTTACCAACAGTGGACTTGCTGTCCATCGCCAGTCAAGTATTGGTAAAGAAATAAGACAAGTTTATGGCAGGTAAAGACAGCAGACCCAACGGCAAGGGGGACCAACCCCGAAAAGTGAATGGCCCGAAGTATCGGGACAACTTTGATAGTATCAAATGGAACAACCATGAGAGCAAAACAAATAGGAATCAAGCAAGACCGCAACGCGGCCAAGACAACCCCCAAGCCCCGCAATAACATGCCCAAGCTACAAAAACTGCTAAGTAAGGGCCACCTCGTCCCCATCTACGAGGCCCGTGGGGACACGATCTTCCTGATCGGCTACCGCCGCAAGGCAAGCTCAAGAAAAGCCCACCAGAGGCCCTTTATGCTCAAAGCAGGGGTACCTATAGCCAAGATCCCCTCAAATCCCGAAACCACATGAAACCCACAGGCAACGAATTAATAGACCATTGTATCAAATCCCACATGGGAGAAGATGAAACAATCCTCCTAGCAGACGGATTAGAAAGTGCCTTTATGGGGATAGGCAGGCAATTCACCCACCCCATAGCCATCTACTCCTACAAGAAGGTGATCAAGATCCTCATGCGGGATCACAGGATGGACAGAGAAGAAGCCATCGAATACTTCGACTACAACATCGCGGGAGCCTTCGTCGGAGACCAAACCCCCGTATTCTTACAGGATGAGTAGATATGTCGATAAAACCCCGAAATCTATACATGTCCCCCCAGATATGGTTACGGCGTAGACATATCATCGGAGTAGAGTGGGGACAATAGTCCAAGCCAAATTTGACCTATATGGTACTTTCTATGCCATTTGGCAGTCAAGGGGCACAAAGGCAGCAAAAGCGTTCCACGGGGGATTGTGGGGCAATTACGCCCCCTCCAAGCCCGAAACATAGAGAGCTAAAAATATTCAAGAGGGGGTAACGTCCCTTGAACTAGGGGGTAGGGGGTAGTCAGAAAGAGAAGAGACGGGGGTGGTAGCCTTATGTAAACCCCGCTATACATAAACCCCCATTGGTGTATACCGAAGAGGACATCTCTAGCACACAAAGCTGATAGCGCGCTCTCTGGTTTACTTTTTGGAGGACATTGTGGTTTTTATCTGATCCACAATCTCTAAAAGCTCACTTACTGAAAGCTCGTTCTTAACAAGATTAACAATCCCTCGACACAGGACAATGTTGTCCTTCTCATATCCTCTATTAGAGTCAACTCTGTCTATTGACACGCATTGCCACCTTCTTGGACTTGGGCCAAGAATCATTGGTTGATCTGTGTAATAACACTTTCCGCCTTGTTTTTCCCACACCTCCTGAACGTCATCTACTGTAATGTTAAACGGAATACCACACTCCTTTGCTCTGGCCCTTGAGCCTGTTACTCTGTAATGAAGGTAGTTATTCTTGACCCATTCGTTTTGTTTTGCCTTTTTAAGCCTTTTCTCTTCTGGGCTTAATGAGTGATACTTTTTGATTTGTTTCTGAACGTGGCACCTTTTGCATATGTAATTGTGATACGAGTAAAACTCCTCTGGATTTGTGGCCCCGCATTTACATTGTTTGTTTTTCATAAACAGAGCTTAACATGGCCAAGAAAAAAATCAAGGCCATTTGTTTTTCTAAAAACATTTTGTCATATATTTTTCGACAGGGGGTATTTTTATGGGTTGCTGGCCCGCGCCAAGCGAAGGGTGGGGTCAACACCCGTGTGGTGGGGTCTGTGCGCTGATAGCTGATTCGCTGGTTGCGGTGGGGTTGCGCTGGCTGGCTGGGCCCGTCCCGCTGGCCTCCCGTCCCGCGTCCCGCCCCGCTCCTACTCTGTCCGCCTCTGTCCGCCTCCATGACATGAGAGTTGATTCGCGGCTTATACGGCCCGTGGTGGCGCTTTCCCGTTTCCCCGCCTATGCCATGACCATGGATTCCAAGGGTATCTGGACCCGTTGCAACGCAATCGCGGGGAGTCTGGAGGGTCGAATCCCGAAAGAAAACCTTCGCCAATATAGCCAACCTCTACAGGGGGAGCAAACAAGCTTGTCCCGTTCGCCTTGCCTTGCCTGATGCGCGTAGCTTGTCCCCTTGTCCCCGCCCCGTGAGCAATACCTGACAATTTTGTCATGCTTTGTAATTCATGCATTGGCTTTCCCCCATTCTCGCAGCGTATGCAATCCCCCCCGATTAAAACGAGCGTTCGACTTAAATTAATTGAAAATATTCCTTGCCATGCCTCCGCCCCCGCTTTAGCTTGTCCCCGTTATGAGTCAAAACACCATAAACGGCCAAGGGGATTCCGCCTTGGGAGAACGCAAGGTCTATTTCGCTCACGTTTGCGGATTCGCCGCTATCCGTGACGCTATCACCGACGAGATTCTCTATCACTTGAGCGAGCGTAGGACGCCAGAAGCGCACCTTGCATCAGCGGAAAAGATCGCTCGCAAGTTCGGCTGGGAGCTTGTTTGATTGCTTCCCCGTCTCCCCGTGGCGATTGTCGCGGGGAGCAGGGGAGACAATCCCGCCAACACCATGAAAAAAACTAATCCATCATCATCAGGCGGACGATGCGCCTTGCACGTTCGCGCCATCATTCGGAATCCATCCCGTGCGTCATTCTACGCTCACGGGATCATTCGGGAATTCAAGGAAGCTTCTGGCTTTGCGCTTTGCGTAGTCTTGGCGGCTTTTGTTTTCGGGATTTCCCTCGTCAACTTGTTTTTTTAATCTCTCCACCCATGAAAAAATCAGACAAAAAATACATGCTCCAAGTTTATGCTGCCGCTTTGCAATGCGTTGAAGCGGGATCTATTGAACCCCTCCGCCCCGTTTTCGCGGAGCGGGAAGCATGGGCCAAGGTGCATTCCAAGGCGAAAGACAAAGGCAAGGGCTATCGGGAAGCTTTCCGCCGATATGATGACGGGGAGCTTCCGCCAGTGTTCGCGGAGGGTAACGGGAAACTCCCCTTTTATGCGTTCTCGTCCATGGCGGGAATTGATTGCCCACAGGCGGGACGCTGTCTCTACGGGGAAAACGGGGATTTGCTTGGCGGATTCTGCTACAGTCTCAAAGCTTGGCGCTATCCAGCGTCCATCATGCGCCAACTGGTCAATAGTATTCGCCTCCGCACTAAGGCGGGGCGGGATGAGATCTTGCAAGCTTGGATGAAGCTTCCCCGTGGCGCTACTGTCCGTCTATATGTTGATGGAGACTTCGCCTCCCCCGAAATCCTCGCGTTCTGGTTCCGCCTCTGCTTTGCGCGGCCTGATCTTCAGGTTTACGGATACAGCAAATCGTGGGCTCTATTGCTCGCCTATGCGGACAGCGGAGCCCGTTTCCCGTCTAACTACCTCCTAAACCTGTCGAGCGGGGGAAGCGGGACAGAAGCGGAAAAACAAGCTGTTTCCCGTCTTCCCATTGCACGGGGGGAGTTTATAGCCATCGAAACGGCCAAGGATCATGGTCGAGCGTATCAATCAAAGCGGAATGAAGGTTTCGCGGATTATGCGCGGGACGTTCGGGAACAAGCGGGGCGGAGGGTTTTCGTTTGCTCTGGCAAATGCGGCGATTGCACTCCGTCAGGTCATGCATGCGGCTCTGAAAAGTTTCGCGGGGTTCCTATTGCGATTGGCGTTCACTAGGCTTTCCCGCCTTTGTTCCCTGAGTGTGACAGGGAGCAACACGGGGAAACCCACTAAAACACCATGACAACAAACGAAATCAAAAAGGGCATGCGCTTTCGCCTCCGTAGCGGGTGGCTGGCGACCATGCAGGACAATCGCAAAGGAAATATCCGCCTCGCGGAAGTAGAGGGGGACTACACGGAAACGGGGAGCGTTTACGCGCACGATATTGTTTCCGTTCTAATCGGGGACAATTGGCAAGCCGTAGAGCATACAGGACAACAGGCCAAGGTGCGCGACCTGAACGTTGCGCTTTTCGGCGGCTAGAGTGACAAGGGCGGGCGGGGTTCCATCCCCCGCTTTCCTGCCCGATTTTTGCGCTTTAAATGCCCCGCAAAACGATTTTCTTTCCCTCCCCGCTATGGTGACCCTCCCGAAAATGCCGCCCCGTGACAAGGTGACAAGGGGCAGAATCTTTTTTCGGGATTCGGTAAAAAAATCATTTGACAACAAAGCTTTCCCGAATAGATTCAATTTCGTTCGGCAACCTCTGCCCTTCGATAGAAGGTGACAAAGGGCGGCGAACAAACCAAAAACCACACATAGAAAAAACCACACATATGAGTCACAAAATCGAACAGCCCCATGACATCGTCCTCTCCATCGCGGGAACCGAATGGCATGGACTCGCTCAACACGTTAACGCAATCGGAGATCAAGAGGTTTCGCCTCTACTTTTCGATATCATCGAGTCCCCCGCTTACGTTCAGGTGGACGGGGAACAGGCAACCCTTGAAGACTACAAAGTCCTTGTTGCGGATCACCGCAAAGTTCGCCCTGATCTTTCGGGGCGTGATGCATTGGTTCCGCTTCACATCCCGAAATCGGGATACAAAGTCATAAGCAATCGTGAAATCTGGAACGTGATGCAAAAATCATTGCGCGATCTGGATTGCGCTGTCACCTCGGTTTGCACCTTGGAACGTGGAAAGAAGTTTTCCATTTCCTGCGATATCGGGAATTCCGACATGGTCATCAATGGGGACAAGTTCAAAGCTAACCTCAACTTCGTTACCTCGCATGATGGCACGATTGCTATGGAATCTTTTGATTCTGCTATCCGCATCGTTTGCATGAACACGTTTCAGTGGTCGCGCAATGCGGCGGAAAACAAGTTCAAAGTCTACCACACCAAAAACGCGGAGTTTGCGCTTGAAGGTCTCGGTGATCTCCTGAACGCTATCCTCAAAGGTCGCGTGGAGCTTGTCAAAGTCATGGAATACCTCGCTGACCATACCTGTGATGCAAACACCGCGCTTGCAATGGCGGCGGGTTACTTCTGCATGACCACAGATGCCAAGGAAAACAAGCTTGCAACCCGTTCGATGAATGCGGCACGGGAAATTGCTGATTTGTTCGCCAATGGTATCGGGAACAATGGCCGCAACCTGTATGACCTCGCCAATGGTGCGACGGAATACTGGACAAGTGGCAACGGCACGGGCCGTAAAGCTAACCTTGCTTCGCGGGTTTACCGCTCGCAGCTTGGTTCAGCAGCAGAGCATAAGCGCAACTTTATTGCGATGCTCGCAGGATCTGAGCGGGTGACCATGTTCTCCCGTGGTCAGGAAGCGGTCAGGCAAGCGGTCCTCGCCAACTAAGGCGAGGGTTTCCCATCTGTCCTCTCTTCGGAGAGGGCAGAATGGGGAATCTTCCCCGATAAACCACACAATGAAAACACCTGAAGAAATCACAAAGCAATTGAATGACGCCGTTTCAGTGATCATCCTCTCACCAGAGATCCGAAAGTTTCTCACAGTGATGGATCCCAAGGCACTTGAACAATGCTTCGACGCATTCAACGCCTATCGTAACAGCACAAAAACCAAATAGAAAAACACCAATGAAAACAAAATGGAACTTCAACGGCCAGATGACACGCCTCCGCGAGGGGGATCTGGTCACATTCGATGGACGCGAGTCCAAGGTTGTTCGGGTCACTCCGACAGCCGCATACATCTCATTGCCCCGTCAGGTGCATGAGTTTGAGACAAGGTTCGGGGAACAGGTCAAGTTCGTTGCCCCCGCGAAGACAGTGGCGATCAGTGCCAACTCCGAAATTCCAATCCTGAACAGGAGGGCGGCATGAGCTATCTAATCACACTCGACAAAGAAATATCAGTTGGTGACAAGGTGTATTATGCCTTGGTTCAGGCTGATGTGGAATTCCGCGATTCGGAAGATCCCGAACCCTGTGGAGCGGAAATCAACAACGCCGAAATATCCCCTCTGGATGGGGAATTACTCCCCTTGGCCTATGAGGGGCGGAGGATTGAAAAAATCGTCGTCACGGGGCTTCCAGAGCTAACAGAGGCTATTGACAAGGCTCTATGGGATGAGATCCAGACCTATACGGAGGACAATTACCAAGATCTGATGCGGGATCTTCGGGATGCCTGCGACGAACGCGATCTGTGAGAAGGCGCATCACCATCACGATTTGGGATGATCTCCCCATCCCTGCGAAAGTTCGACCCTTTCCCGTGATGAAGCATCCTCTCCATGAGATGTTAAAACAATTGGAAATTGGTCAGGCTTTGGATTGGCCCCGTGACTTAAACGAGCAAGATCCCAACAAACTCCGCGCCATCATGCAGCGCCATCAAAAAACAACTGGAAAGAAGTTCACCATGCGGACCATTTGGCCCAAGCCTTGGTCAGGTGACAAAAGGCCGATCCGCCGCATCTGGAGGACCGCTTAATGACCATAGGTTGCCCACTTCTTTTCCCCCGACCGCTTTCTGGCTCCACGCCCCTTGCGGTCGGGCCGATTACGGATCTCCTGAAAGGTCAACCTTCGGGGTTTATCCCTCGGAGGGGACTTGTATCTTTCCTCGGTGACATAGGGCGATTCGCCATCCTCGGCGGGAAAATCATTGATCGACCATGAAGATTTCATTGAACGTCAAGTAG